CTATTTGTCACCTGGTTCCCATAAGCAGGTAGAAATTTTTGACTTGGATAACAAGGCACGAAATTCGGACTCTGTTAGCTATTTAGATATTATCGAAACAGTCATTGAACTACGGGGGGAGTCGCGAACCACGACCCCCTTTTTACATGATTATCGCAGTTCGCGACAACCATTCCTCAAGTTACTCTTGTTCAGCGTGCATCAGAATGCGTCTCTCAGCACACAAAAAAACGGGCATCTCTGCCCGCCAATTGAAAACGACAAGTCATGTAATCAGTTTCCCAAGCAGAACGATCTGCTAAACAAGAAACTGGCTATTTTTATGACCAAAGAGGTTAGTGTAATGATGATACTGTACTGCCTGGATTTCAGCGAGGCAAAAAGTAACCTGGTCTATAAAATGCGCCACCGGTTAGCTATGCCGTGCGTCGGTTAAAACGGATCTACCCGCTTATCGCCTAGGACTGTCTTAATTATATCATAATTTTTTGGTTATCGATACTATACATCTTCTGCAAACAGTCCTCTTAACTGCTGGATCATGCTAACCACTGAATACGGTAGCTCTTGACTTGCTGTGGTAACTGCTCCACGATTCTGATACCAGAATTCGGTCAACATGGCCACAGCAATATCAAATTGTGAGTACGCTTGTAACGCATCAATCGCCGCTGTGCTGTCAACGGCATTGTGAACATAGTCTTGTGCCGCTGTCAGGTAGTTGTTGATCAAACTATCGTCAGTATCAGTCTGCACACGCAGGCTATTTTTAATGTCATCAGTAGTGACAGTCATGTGCTCATCTCCTATATAAAAATAGGGGCGTACCCTGAGGCACACCCCCACTAAATTATGCTCTTAGGCCTTTACCGGTGTGATGTCAACAATTCGAGCAGCGTCTGGATCAACCACTTCATAGTCGTTGCGGATGACAACCGCCAAACCTTGACTATAACTGTCGAACCGTTCCCACTGGGTGTTGACTTCGTTCTTCTGGGCTAAGAAAATTGCTTGAGAAAAGTCTCCGATGATGATCCGATAGGTGCCCGCCTTATCAGTCGGCAATACTTTGTTAGCAATCACGATCACTGGTGCCCCAAACAGTTGCTTGCCCGATGGTGCAGTGATTGAAGGTTGTAACAAGTAACGGCCTTCGCTGTCTTTCAGGGTATCAAGGTAGTTGAAAGCATCCTGATTGACGATAACAGACAAGGACAGTGCTGGATCTAACTCAACATTGAAGGTTTGCTTGATGTCATCGAGACCAGTACCCGTGATGTGCTTGAAGTTATCGTTGGTGCCCGTCTTGCCAGTCAGAACACTGATAATGTTGCTATTGTCCGTGTTTTGTACCAGCTTCTTGAGTTGATTTTTAACCTCGGCAACAATATCAACTTCACTGTCTTCTACCAGTTCATTAGACAGATAGATCTTGCCAGCACGGGTAGCAACCTTATAGTCAACACCACGGAATAGGGTTGCATCGATCTCTGGCACGTCTGCGAGTTCTTCCTTGGTGGCTAAGACACCATTGTTAGTTAGGGCAATTGGGTAGGTGCCGACTGGGGTGCCAACCTGCTTCACAGTGACGTATTTAGCTAGGTCATAATCGGATTCCTTTAGATTCCAGACGTCTTCGATGACTTCTTTAGGAACGACTGTACCAGCAGTGGTTGTCGTTAAGCCGTCACGTTGTTCGCCCATGCTACGGATGTAATCTTCATACGCGCGGGACTCGATATGTTCTTCTTTATCAATAATAGTTTTTTCGGTCATGGTTTTATCTCCTTTTTCTGGTTGTTCAGTATTAGTTTTCAGCCACTCAGTGTAGCTGCGTTTGTCCACTTGGACGTTGGTATCGTCATACGCTGGAATAGCTACCAGTGAGACGTCGAATAGACTCTTTACTTGCGTGATGGTACGAATCACTTGCCCACTGTCGTCCTTAGTGAACGTGTCACCGTCTGGCGCAGCATTGAAAGTAAAACTCATGGCTGACAGATTACCAGCTTGGACGTTGTTATAAGCATCATTGGCTGTGGTCGTATCGGGTAAGGTTGCTTCAAACTGCAAGCCTTTATCATCGACATTTAGACTCAAGGTGCCAGCCTTAGTACTGGCTAAGACTTGGCTAAAATCATGGTTTGAAACCATATAGACGTCTGATAGATCCACATTGTCGAATGCGTGCGGATCAACGACTTCTTTAAAACCACCAAGATCCTTACTTGGGCTATTGAAAACTACTGCATAACCACTTAGTTTCTTTGACCCGCTAGTGGTGTCGTCCTGTTGCTGTGTGTCTGGATCGTCTTGGTCTTGACTGTCGTCTGCTGTGGCAGGATCAGCGGTAGTTAGATCAGCGTCAGGATTCAGGCGTTTTTCTACGTCATCTTGATTCATTAGACGCACTTCCTTTCTGTTTATCTTGATAAGTGACAAGGTTGCTTAGTGGCGTGTAGTTCAGACTGGCCATAATCTCATCTCCACCGGGAATTGATGGCAGGTTTAACTTGGCTCGTGCTTCATTAGTGGTCAGAACACCGCCTTGCAGCCCCTTAACTGCTAGTTCTTGCATCGTGGCTGGGTCTGCACTGAACAGCTTGTCAGTGTTGAAACTGAATCGATTATCGCCAGTCGAAAGCTTAGCGTCCATCTCACTTGTGAAGCAGGTAAAATACTGAATCAACGTGTTTTGCAGATAGATCAAATTTGACTGTACGGCATTAGAGTGCTCGCTTTCGATACCCAGCCGATCCAGTGGTAACCCGAACGCTTTGGCAATCTGTTTCGTTGTCCAATCGCTAGAATTGACTAGATTCAGCACGTCAGTATTAACTTCGAGTTGCTTGTAATCCATATCATTATCTAAAATGATGGTCTTGAGGGCATTATCACCACTGTTGGCAGCTTCAAATTTATTACGGATGTTTTCTTTGGCCTTGGTGTCTAACTGGGTCTTGTTGACCTTAAGAATGCCTGTCCCTTGGACACCGGTGTTAAAGAAACCTTTCAGCAACGCATGCCCAGACTTTTGTACCCCAACCTCATCACGGAGGCTATAAAGTGGTGATAGTCCTTTGTAACCGTCTTGTGTGAAGCACTTGAAGTGTAAGACCTCACTGGCATTTAAACGCTGTGAACGACCGCTGTCAGGCGTGTATTCGTAACTGATAATGCCGGTCGTATCATCTTGTTTAACCACCATTTGACTGTTGGGGACTAACTCGAAGCCAGTGACTTGTCCGCTAGGATTTTTAGTAACCCGTGCAAAGCTGTTACCATTCAGCAACATGTTAGCTGCTAGAGCAAATTTGAATGCCCACGCGGTCATGTGGTCATTGGGTGCTTTGTTAAGGAGCACGCTGATGCGCTTGTCACTATATTCAATCGGATTAGTTGCAAGATCACTGGCAATCACGCGCACCGCCGTAAACACATCCGAATTACGTAAAGCACCAATCCCCACATATAAGCCGCTGTCATTGCTGGTCATACTGACAAGCGCATCTAAGAACGGTTCGCTGTTGTCATCGCGTGGTTGTGTTGTGTAATTCGTGAAAAAGCTCATTGTTTCACCTCCCTTTGTTAAAGTTGATGATGACTGCGACGGAGATCAGGGCCGTGCCGACTGCTAACATACCAACGCCAAACCCGAATAGCCACCAGATCCCGGCAACCATACAGATCAGTCCCAGTAGTAACAGCACGGTCTGCACATTAAAAGCCAAAGTCATCGCTCGAATAAAAGTCATTGTCTGCTACCTCGCTTTCCTTGTTTTGATCCATTGCAATTGTGTAAGCATTCATCAGTGCGGCTACGGGATCAATCTTCGTAGCGTTGTGGGCCTTATCGATAATTGGATTGTTGTTGGCGTCATACTTTAGAATGGCGTTGTTCACCGCATAGGCTAGTAGTTGGTTGTCTGCATGCTTGAGGAGGCCGTTAAAGAGATCATCACGGAACCGCACAGTCGGTATTGACAGCGTGCGCTGGCCTTGGCGTACCTCAACCATTGGCAAGTCTCGTTTCTCAAACTCTGGTAGCAGGTAGCCGAATGACCACGGATCGTAACAGATGGCACGCACGTTCCAGCGGTTCCGCTCGATCATGTCGAGAATGAAGCGGAGCACGTCGTCATAGTCGATCATGCCGCTGTCGAGTTTGGTAATGCTGCACTCACCGCGACTGGCACCACTGATGTAATCGAACCCGTCACGTTTGATTTTCTCTTCCAGTCCGTACTTCGTTCCTACGAATGAATGGCTGTCAGCATACAGGTAGCCATCTTCTGGAACCAGCCACGAAATGCTAGTCAGATCGCTAGACTTGGAAAGGTCAAGCCCGATATACACGTCCTTGTCTCTGGTGTCTGGTGGCTCGATAGTGGCTTTCTCCCAGTCGTCCAGACTGATGTAACTGTCTGCTCTGGCTGATTGCCAAGTGTTAAAGTTCTTGACGAGAACTGGCCTTAGGGTTCCTTGCTTGGCTGCTAGATCAACATCAGCTTGCAAGCTAGGCCGCATTGTCTTCGCTCTTTCAGCATTAGCCAGTAGTGGATTGGACTTCTCCCAAGTCTCTGGCGCAAAGGCTTCATCCTTGCTATCCTGCTCAAAAATGGCAATAAAATACCGATCAGCTTGTTCGCGACCGGTTAAGATTTTGGAGACAAATTTATATTCTTTATACATAGGGCCATTCAGGTCTGGCCCCGTGGTCGAGATGACGGCTAGCAAACTGTTATCACTGTTGATCTGACCGGATTTGAGTGTTCGTAGAATCTCATCGGTACGAGCTAAGGCGAACTCATCAATAATAGCCAAGTCACTTTGATAACCATCTAGGCTGTGCAGATCAGACGCAAGAGGAACAGCTCGGCTGTTGCTCGGCAAGTCGATGATTTCGTTACGGTTGATCTTCAAACGATCACGCACCGATTTAGACATCTTAGAGACCTGACGCAAACCACTAGACAGCATATCAAAGGCTAAGTGCGCTTGGGCGTTACTGTTGGCTGTGTAGACAATTTCGCGGTTCATGGCTGGTTTGTTCTCCATGAGGAGATACAGTGCGCCTAGATCAGCCATCAAAAAACTTTTCCCGTTCTTTCTAGCCATCGATATATAGGCTCGATCATAACGACGATTGCCGGTTTCTTTGTCGCGCCACCCGAACAATTCAGAGATTAAATATTTTTGAAAAAGTTCTAGCTTGAGTGGTGACCCATCGCGGGCCGGCATTAGTTCAATGAAGGCAATCGCCTTGTTCGCTAAATCCTCATCGAAGTAATACGGCCATGGATTCCTTTGGCGCTTGCTGGCTTTCAAATCTCTGCGATAACGTCTCGCCGCTTGCTTAATCTTTTTACAAGCAACAATCTCACCGCTTAGCACCTTGTCGGTGTATTCAGTCACATAGTTCACGATGACACCAGCTCCGCAAACGGATCGTCACTTTTCTTCTTAGTCTCATTCTTCACTGCCAGCTTTGCCCGGCTGTAAACTGACAAGCCAAGCAAGTCATCAATACGGATCATCTGATTAGTGGCATCAAGTTTCATTTTAACTGCTGGGTTGGCTTTCACACTATCGGTGGTTTCAACCATCATGCCTTGTTCTTTAACCAGCTCGGCAGCTTTCTGAATGTCAGAATAGGCTTGGCAATGACTGGCAATCAGGGCAGCATCTAGTTCACTCACTGGAATGTCTTTTTTGAGCAATGGTACGATACGTTGCCATTCAGTCACTGCGTAGTCATCAAGCCATGCAGGGGGCTGGTCAACTAATTCTTGATAGGTGAACAGTGATTCTTCCATGTCACGTCGGTCTGCCAGTTTCTTTTTGCTAATTGCACCGCGCATTTGCGTAATAGATTTCAGTGGTGCTCCCATCTCGATCACGTTCTTTCATTATGTTTACGATTAGCCTTATCTAATATTATTATAACACATTGCTTCTAGTTTACATAATATATGACGGTTATCACGGATTTTCAACATCGAAACTCCTATGCTTGGTTCCCAAGGCTAGATGAACTAGCCCCCATATTTATGTGGGGGTAGCGTGCCGCGTCTTCTACTTTCGTTTTGGTTCCGTGGCAAGTATTACACAGACTTTGTAAGTTGCTCTCGTCCAGTCTGCGGTTCCAGTCCACACGTATCGGCACAATATGATCTACCACGTCAGCTTGTACGTATAACCCCTTTGCTTGGCATCGTTCACACAGTGGATGTGCTAGACGATACGAGTAAGACAGCTTGCGCCACGCTTTGGACTTGTAGAACTTAAAGTAACGACCACCGATTGCTTTGCGATATGCATAGCGTTCGTTGTCGGACGCTCGTGGTTCTGGCTGGTGCTTATCACAGTACCGTTGATTGAACGGCACCATGGTGTTGCACCCAGCATGGTTACACAGCTTCATGATCATGCCAATACGCCTGCCATTTCAGGTTCAGACTTATCGTCGCGATAGTAAAGCTGAACGGTTATCATATTATCTGGTGCAGAGAATACCCGAATGAATCCGACTTGCCACCTGTGTAACATCATGAACTTGTCGATGATACCGTTTAGTTCTCCTTGATACGCAGTATATTCAAATAGTTTCATAGTTCTAAGCTCCTTTGGTTGTCTTCTTGAGTGTCACAACATCGAATGCATTGGGATCATCATCGTAGGCAATAGACTGAATCGCGTACAGGGTGCCATTAAGTTTTACCTGTGTGCTGTCATCTATCGCGTCAGTGTGGCGTACTACGATCGCTATGGTGTCCGCTAGGTCTGTGCCCGTGATCTGGTAGGTCTGTGTAACAGTGCGGTTATATGATCCATAGAACAGGGTGCCAGTCGGCTCAAATGTAGAGATGTTAATACCTGCGCCAGTCTTATGGTTAACTGTCTTACCGATTTCAGCCACCTTGTTCAGACGGGCAATTGAATAGTTCTTCATGCTATGCCTCCTGTAAAAATATTTGGTAAAATCGCGAAATTTTCGGTACTTCGGTAACAAACGCTTATAAACGCCTTTATATCAACGTTTTTCTGTTACCGAACTTCAATATTTTTTGGTAACGTGTTACCGAAGTTTTTGGTAACAAAAGACTTGGAGACAACTGTTACCGAAATTGTTTTTCTGTATTCGTTGAGCGCGTTGGGATTGAGCGACTGTTACCGAACTTTGGCAACGCCTGTTACCAAAGCAATGTAACCTAAAGCCTTGAGAGAGTAGGACTGTTACCGAAGTTACCGAAAATATCGGTATTCGTTTGATTTTCAGTTGAATCTTGGATTTAGCAGTGATCCGGTTAGACGCAAGCCGATATATCGTCGGGTGTTGCCGGTGTCATTGTCGAACCCTCGGCGGCTGTTTACTTTTTTCACTCCGTAAGCATCGAGTTTCTTGGTGATGGCTTGTGTCGTCGTTTTGTCCATATAGTTGTTGTCTTGGCAAAAACGTTTGTATTCAGCCGTAACCACTGTGGATGCCTCACCACGATCATCATTTAGGTTAATTTCAGCGTACTGGTCAAGGAATTCTTTAAAGTGATCGTTTGCGTCCAGCCACTCTTGGCTTGCGTTTACTACCGAATCAGGTTTTGTCAGGCCACCGCTTTTAAGCGCCTTGGCAAACATATGCATGCATTTCATAGCGAAGCGTGGAGTTTCTTCGTCCATCTTGGCATCGTCAAACTGATCCCACCAGTGTGTGTGTCGGGTGTCACCGTTAATCATCTTGATCACGATCACCCGATCAGCAAAACCGCTGCTATGGTCACTGAATGCGGGCATTTCATTGGCACTGAACAGTAGCTTGGCATAATTCATGAACTTAAAGTTCTGAATGCCTTTAAACTCGGCTGGTATATAGTCACCACCGGTTAGTAACTTAATCGCGGCTGTGCTCTTGAGGTAATCTGACCCGACGTCTGCCACGATATTTGCTTCCTTGCCGTATAGGTTGGCTGTTTCAAAACGACGGTCACCATTGGCAAGGTCTGCTGGTTTTGATGCTGACACATTGTCACGCCCGATGAGGTTAGTAATTCTGCGAATAAGTGTGCTTTTGCCTTCACCGCCGGTACCATACAACCATAGGAATGCCTGGAATGGACGGTAAGACCGATAGAACATATAACCGATGAATTCCTCAAATGTGATCGCGGCATCGCCCATCATAGCTGCAAGCAGTCGTTCAGTCTCTGGACAATCGTCCCTATCTGGATCGACCGCGTACTCATGGGCGTTCAGCATGTAATTGTCAGCGCTACTTTCCTGCATCTTATTGGTCAGTATGCTGTATGTGCCGTTGGTGAATGCAACTAGTTCTGGATGTGGGTTCTCATCAAATGGTGATCGCTTACCATAGTCCTCGTTGTAGCTGATGCGTTGCAAGAATCGTCTGGCGCCTGTAATATCACTCTCACGATACAGTCCCCATTTGAGCATCTCTTTGGTGGTTCGGCTCTCGGTGGTCTTAGTGAACTCACCCTTGCCAAATGTGCGCCATGTTCCTTTGCTAGGCTCATATATGGCACCTTCACTCAACCCAGGGAAACTTTCTACTCGTGTTTTATTCATGAAGTGATATCCATAGGCTAAGAAGTCCACCTTGATGTGCCGATGAATGATCACACTTTTAGGATCGTTTTCGTCTTTCTGTTCTGACTGAAACCACACTTTTAGCCAACTTGGCAGCTTTTTCGCCAGTTCCTTGTTGTACGCTCGAATTCCTTTTTCAGTCCTATCTGGCGGATCTGGATACTTGTTCACGTCAAATGGTTCCAATGTGCTTTTAGCAATGACTTTGAGCTGAGTAAACTCAGGCGACTTGTTTAATGCTTCTTTCAAACTGTCCGTATGCTTCACCGCCTAACTTCGACGCGCGATTTCGCGCTTGCTGATTGAATTGATGATTTTGACTAGCTCGCCATTAGGCAAGGGAGGCCGAACGTAGCGCTGATTGACAGTTTGAATGAGATCGGCACAGTTATCTGGATCGGCGCCAGAACGGAAGACTGAACCGGCGATGCTTGCCACCCACTGGTTACGGTTGCCTTCATCTGTACCATCTACCAGACGATTAATAAAATGTCCAAACCATGAATCTGCGTTATTATGGTAATTACTCCTGATTGGGTGACGTTGACGCTGAATCTCATTAAGTAACCACTGAGGTGCTGGTGCTAGCTTGGTGATCTTGTGCCCTTTAAGTGGTTGATACATGCCGTTCTCGCGAATGCTAGGAAAAACCGGCACACCAGTTGCAATATAGTCAAGGCCGGTTTTCTCGCCATTCTTAGAGAACAAATCCGATCGACTGGTTAGCCTCAATTCCTTGGGATAGGTGAAGAAGATATGGAGTCCGCCGTTTGGCGTTGTTTCTATATAGGTAGATGGAATTTGATCAGCACGGCCCTCAGCACTCAGCTTTGCTAGTGACTTATTGCCGTCAGCTTCGCTTTTATGCCCCATATCGATATCGAATACCAGCACGCCATCAAGGCCTAAGCCGATATTGTAATTAGGATGTTCACCCCACCATTTCTTGGCTTGTTCTGGGTCTTTGGTAGCGTCCTTATATCCGTGGGAACCATTAAGTGGTGTTCTGGTCCCGGGCGCAAGTGGATAGACTGCAAAGCCATGCTGCTGATATCCAAGCGCTACTTTAAGCACGTCGACCATCGACAGCATCTCCCTCCAAAAGTAGACGACGAGCATCAATGATCATGTCAGCGACTGTGTCGGCCAGTGCTGATTGCTGTTCATTGTTGATCTGATGTCGCAAGATATTCACCATTGCACTTGTATCGCTTAAAAGTGCCTGAGCGGTTGTATAGTAATCTTCCTTCATCATTTTTTCCCCTCATCAGTTTCAGGGAAGTCAATAGCGGTAATCTGGTCGGTGATAATATCTCGAGCACAAAAGACTAGACATTTCCACGTATCAAAGTCTCGTAAAGCCTCTAAAGCTACCAATGTGGCATTGTCGTGCGAGTGATTGTTATCGAAATGGCAAACTGAGATACCGAACTCATCTAGTTCATCGCATAGTGCAGATAGTGCCCCTTTTGCTTTGCGCAAGTCGTACAGCGAATCACCCAAATCTAATGGCTTATTAACAGTAGTTGAAACATTTTTCATATTAATTGCCTCCATTTTCCTTGACAAAAACATCTAATAGAGACAAGCTAAAAGTTGATATAGATCTTTTCGCTTGTCTTCTTCTCGCCTTGAGCTGGCACTCTTGGCGATTTTTTTGTGGCCTCAATTAGTGAGCGTTTTTCGGCTTTTTGAGCTTCCCAATACCGATCACAATCAGCATCAGCCTTTACAAACTGCGGCCACGTCCATCCATACTTGCTATTTACCATTTTTACCAAGGCCATCATCCTCTCGAAATTGCAGGTACGCTCCAAACACGCTCCCGACCATGAAAGCCATGCAGAGAGCAGGAACTGTTATAGGGTGGCTTAGTAGCCACGTAATAATGCTAATCATCGGCATCATCCTCCTTGAGATATTTAAGGACGATCCGAGCATTCTGCTTGTCTGTTTCGGACGTAGCAGGATCGTTCAATAAAAGCATAGATTCGCTACGGGCTACAAAGGCGTCAATGCACCAGCCTTCGTCGGTTTTCATAAAATGATCGTCTGAGTATTTCTGAAGATTCGGATAAAGATCTTTGAATTCCGCTAGGCTTTCTGGTTCATTGTTCACTGGTTGACTGTCCACACACTTGATAAAACCGTTGTCCAATGCATATTGTGTAGGATTGCCGTTCTCGTCAATTAAGTTGGTCTCTACCATGGTACGATATACCTCATCCTTACCAGCCGTTACGCCTTCAGATTTCAAACCCTCATAGAATTGCTCCACGAGTGACGGATAAACTACTTTCATATATTTCTCCTCCTGACACTATGCGTCATGTCGTAGGTTTATCGGATTTTTCCGTTAGACCCTAGTTACTTACCGCCTGCCCAGCAGTCTAAACTTCCCTTGATGCCATGAACTCGATCAACTGCTCCTTGCTAATACGCTTAGCAGTATTTACATGCGTTACCTTGATTTCGCCACGCTTGATGAGCTTGTCGAGTGTGCCGCGGCTGACAGACAAAAGCTTGCATGCCTCACCAAGATTCAAGAATTCTGGAATCTGCGGTTGGATGGTCTGTTGCTGTGGCATCATCTCTGCCACTGTTTGACGTACGAGCGACCGAAGCTTGTTCTCAAATTCTGATGTAGTGCTAATCTGTAGTTGCATTGTGTTTCACCTCTTTTTACTCATTTTGGGTACAAACACAATCTATGCTCATTTTGAATACAAGTCAATACCTAGTGACAAATTTTCTCAAATCGAGTAAAATCAAGTTCTAGGAGGTTACTCATATGCATAATCGAATAAAAGAATTCCGTGACCAGAAGGGGTGGACGTTACGCGAGTTGGCAGATAAGCTTTCGATGGCTGTCACCACACTAAGCAACTATGAAAGGGAAAAGAGAAGACCACCAACTAATGTATTAATAAAGCTGGCAAAAATTTTTGATACTAATACCGCCTATCTAATGGGATTGCCTGATGCTCCGTCAAAAGCGTTAACCGATGCTTATATCCACCAAACGGTTGACAGTGTAAAAAAGGAGATTTCTTCATCTAACGAAAACATTCACGAGCATATGTTGCAGCAGTTGGCTTACAAACTGTCAACGACCCATTTAGATAATTTAAGTTCAGTCCAAATCTCTACCTTAATCGCCATGCTGGATATTTTGCATAATTTGGATGATTCCAGTATTCATGATCTTACAGTAGCGTTGCAGTCTATGTCGCAAAATTTTCCGCCCGTTTTCGATAGCAAAGATGAACTTATGACAGAAAAATCCAATGACAAAAAATCATTTGAAAACTTCGTTGATAAATACTTTTCGGAAGCTAAAATCAAGAACAACTAGTTTTTAATATCATGGCCGAATTTTAGGCCGCCACCTTTTCCCCAATTTCGGGGAAAACTCTCCAATCTAACACCGCCTGCCCAGCGTGACGGATAGGAGAAGAATATGGCAATAAAAAAAGTAAAGCTTAAGTCTGGTGCAGTTCGCTACCGCGTAACAGTCAACGCTGGCCTTATTGCTGGAAAACGCAAGAATATTGTTCGCAATGTTCAAAGCATGCAAAAAGCACGTCTACTAGAGTCAAAACTCAAGCTAGACGTGGCCAATGGTTTATATGATGAAGAAGACACTACCCCACCGGTTCAGACCTTTAGTGATTTGTATAATCAGTGGTGGCCAATCTATGTTCAGACCGTGGAAGGAAGTACAGCCTATAAGACTAAGCAGCTTTTCCATAACCACCTGATCCCTATGTTTGGTTCCAAAACTCTCACCGCGATAAAAACTGGCAGCATTCAAAGTGCTGTCAGTCAATGGCGAGAAACAACCACCAAGGCATACAAGGAACGTTTCATTTATTTGAAAAAGATACTCTCATTTGCTGTTAAGATGCAGTACATCGAAAAGAACCCCGCAGACGGTGTCGAATTGCCGCGCGGGGTAGGATCTGGAAAGTCCCCAGTTTACTGGGATAACAAGCAAGTCGCCCGATTCCTAACTTGTATTGATCCTAATGACGATCCAGAGAAGTACACAATGTTCCTATTGCTGATTAGCACTGGTATCAGACGTGAAGAAGTATGTGCCCTGAACGTTTCAGATGTTAATTTCAAAGCATCCACACTGTCGATCAATAAGGCTTATGCAACTGGTCTGGACGGCAAGGAGTCAATTAAGGGCACCAAGTCAACCGCGGGTATGCGCACAATACCGCTAACCCCGAAAGTGATAGTACAGCTTAGAAAGTGGATAGCATTACTTGATACAAACAAAATTATTAGCATTCGAGATGATCGACCACTGTTCCCATCTCCAGAACACTTCGACAGACGTTTAGGCATTAACAGGCCTAACAAGTGGCTGAAAGATATTATTGAAGCAAACCACCTTACACCTCGAATCACATTACACGGTCTGCGGAAGTCTTTTGTAACGAATATGATCCGCAGTGGTGTTGATGTTTCAACTGTGCAGCGGCTTGCCGGTCACTCTACGCCCGATGTGACGCTTCGCATATATGCTGGCATGAATCAGTCGGACGCTCGAGAAGGCATCGACAAATTAGCAGAATATATGGAACAGGTAACATTTTAG